GAACCCGCTTCATGTTACAACAAAAGCAGGGGCCAATGGCCCGGCTGCTATGGGTGTAACGAGTATTAAAGATATTGTGTCTGTAATTAATGAAAACCTTTTAGAACAGATAGAAAGCTTGATACCTCTGGTTTTTAATCAGAGGTGTTCAAACAAAATATTTGAATTAATAGATTCATCAATTAATTCCATAAGTCCAAATACACACGAGAGCATAGAACCAGCATCTCGTCTCCATTTCATTTCTGAAGGTGGAGGAAAAACGAGGGTTGTATGCATCGGTGATATTTGGACTCAGATTGTTTTAAAACCTATTCACAATTTTATCATGAATATTCTTAAATCAATTAGATTTGACGGGACTAGTAGTCATAACAACTTAGCTATCAAGCTAAGCAGTTGGACTACTACTACGAAATTCCATTGTTACGACTTAAAAGCCGCAACTAATAGAATGCCAATAATTTTACAAAGAGAG